ATTTTTTTAAACTTTTTTTAAAAAAGTTTTTAGTTAGAGTAAGCAAGACCACCCATACCACTCATAATTCTTAAGACGTTGTAATTCATAGCGAATAAATATAAATTAGTTACAGTGTCTACATTTAATCGTGCATTATCAATGCGTGAGAAGTTACAGGTACCAGAAGGTTGATGTTCAGCAGGTTTTAAACAGAATGAATACATACCAACACAGTGAGTATTAGCAGAATTTACTACAGGACCCCAAGTTCTATCAACATTATGTAATGATTTACCACAATGTCCAAGACCGGATTCATAAGTTTGAACTAAATGATAATAATCATGTGGCTGTACGGCAGCTCTATCATGACCATTTAATTGTAATTTTACATTACCTGGATTAGCACCTGCAGTCCAGAATAAAGCTTTAACTGGATGATTAAAGTTCATAGTAATTGGACTTTCACTTTCAACACCAGTATGCTGAACTTGTTCAATTAAGTATTCATGACTGACTTGAGCGAATCTTCTACGTTCGTCAGTATCTAAATATATATAATTGACTAATAATTTAGCATCACTAATTGTACAATGATTACTTCCATCTACACTTTTAGGATTTAATGTCATATTAATTTTAACTTCGTGATATTGTAAAGCAATTAATGGTAAAGCAAGACCAGGATTTCTATTGAACCAGAAACGTAATGGAATGTAATTTGTAGCACCAACATTAGGAGTAGGTACATCTGAACCATTACACATAGCCATTCTTAAATCATGACTTGTTTCAAATAATTCATTATAGATATCTAACCATTGAGAATAATGTTTGTCTATCTTTTGACCTCCAATTTCAACTTCTACTGTTTTAACTAATTTTGTCATATCAACATCTTGCCATCTAGTTGATTCTGTATTTGCTTTCCATATACCACCAGTAACTGCTGTCAAGTTTTCGGTAGGGACAACTGCTGTAAGATCTCCATCTACATATCTTTTTAGTGTAACAGTATCAGCAGTGACTCCTGTTAATTCTACTAATTCATTAGCAGCAATTGTAATATCACCACCAATAGTTGTAACTGTAAAAGGTTTATTAAAATAAGCCATAACTGTAATGCCATTGTTTATTCCGTGTGTTCCGATTAAATAATTGTCATTATTGCTTGCGTCTGCAACTCCAATAGAAGTGGCATTAGCGTTGAGATCCGAATCTGGCGTAACATCATGTGTTGTAATTTGTAAGTAAATTTCTTGGACTAAATCACCATTTCTGGATAATGTACAGGTTACGGAACCTTCCTCTGTAGTAGGAACACTACCACTGAAAGTTTGAGCGATACATTCTTTGGAGAAATTAGTGTGTCTTCTGTAGACAACTTTGAAAAATGTAATTTGAGGATTACCAGTAAGATAAACATCCTGAGCACCCATAGCGACTAATTGCATTAAACCTCCACCCATTTTATATTATATACATAGAAAAAAAATTTAAAAAAAAAATATTAATAATTTAATTAATATTTTATTTATTTTAAATTAAATTTTTTAAAAGTTTTTAGTTAGAGTAAGCAAGACCACCCATACCACTCATAATACGGAGAACATTGTAGTTAAGAGCAAATACATCAAGTGACTCACTACCATCGCTAGTAGCTCTCATTTTTGATAATACAAGGCGAGCGTTATCGATTCTTGAGAAGTTACATGTTCCTGAAGGTTGATGTTCCGCTGGTTTTAAACAGAATGAATACATAGCTGCGTCATCAGCATCAACATCACCGGGAGCTTTAGCACCCTTACCCTTTAATCCACATTCATATGGTTGAACACCAGTATAATACATATGTCCTTGATCAGCAGCTCTATCATGTCCATTTAATTGTAATTTAGCAGTGTATGCACCTAATTTGTTTTCTGTACATTTCCAGAATAGAGCTTTAACAGGATGATTGAAAGTTAAAGTAATACTTTTAGAACTGTCAGCACCAGTAGTGAGATCACCCAATGATTCGGTTCAGGTATGTTGAACTTGTTCAATTAAATATTCATGAGATACTTGAGCGAATCTTCTACGTTCGTCAGTATCTAAATATAAG